GTATGACAGCGTGGAAACAGGAAGGTATAACGGCAAGTATCAGATCAAATTAGGCAAGATCGGCAAAGAAGATAAATTTCACCAGGCATATATGCAGGTAAAGAAAAAAGATGGGACTGAAATAAATGTGCCTGTGTGCCTGACGTTTGAACGAGACGAAGATGTGGTGAATTTTATCAGATCAGTCGCGCAGGAAGTAGGGTTGCCATCAAGCGACGTTCCGTTCTGAGGTAAAAAATGGAAATTATCATACAGAAAATTAAAGGAGATATAATATGGCAGAAGTAAGAGAAATTAAATTTAGAGCATGGTTAAAAGAAAAAAAAGTAATGGTTTTTATAGAACCAATAGAAATTATCCACTTTCTAAAGAAATACCGATTTGACGATGGATTAATTGACAGTGGCGATTACTTTTATAAAGACGAATATGCTTTAATGCAATATACGGGATATATAGACCGTAAAGGTGAATATATCTATGAGGGAGATATAATTATTGGACTTTACGAAGGTAAAATCATCCAACATCCTGTTGTTTGGTGGAAAAGTGGTTGGTATGTTGGATATGACGAAGGAGAGCGTCGTAATGTTTTTTCATTATCTGCGGTATCTGATATTAATGTTATTGGGAATATATACCAAGGGTGAAATTAAAAAGCTGGAAGAAGCTCTCGAAGAGCAGGAAAGGATGAACAATGACCGCCCCAGAGAACGCCGCGATACTGCTTCTGGCCGAAGCGCTGAACCAATGAGGTGATCACGCCCGCCAGGTTGAGGCGGCGCTGATCGAAATGCACAGGCGATACGACAAGCTCCGGGCGCGGATGGACAAGCGCGACGCCAGCGACCTGTCGAACGTAAACACATAATGCCTGAATTTCGCGCGAGGGCGCCCCAAGAAGGCGCTTAAAATTAAAAAAAGCAGGGGAGGTTCAGCCTCCCCCGTGGTAAGTCGTTATTTGGTACCTTCAGAAGCTTTAAGTTTTGGCCTTCCGGCCTTCCGCGGCGCCTCATTCCATCGGGATTCAAGAGAATGTTTTCTAGTAAATTGTAAAGGCCTTAAGCGCTCAGTATAAGTTGTTTTTTCAAGGTAAATAATCATTTCCTTTATGTATTTTGAATATTCTTTAGAAATTTTCTTGTTTTTATTTAACCATCTAGCGCGAGTTTTAAATTCAGTAGCATAACTACTTGTAACACCAGAGTTTTCATGATATTCATTGTGGCAAATTATACAAAGAAAAGAAACCTTTTCAGGGTCAGTATAATCATGATGGTGACATTCAATCTTTGCAGTCGGAAATCCACATGAATCGCAGTTTGGATGACTAGATTTACCATAATATATATGTCGTGTTGCTTTGCGTGTTTTATACCTTTGCGCTCTTAATTCATCAGATAGATTGATTATTGGCTGACATTCATTCATTTTACACCCCCTAAATATTTAATAATCAACTCTAAAACTAACCTTTGCATCGGTTTTCCTTCTTCCGCTGATACTGATTTAAGTCTGCGCCTAGTTGATTCCGGGACATTGCGAATAATTATTGCTGATGTCTTTTCTTGATCTTTCGTCATTGTGTTTCCTCCTTTGTTTATTATTTGATTGTAATATATGCTTTGATTATATTGTTGTCAAGTTTATTAGAACCTGGCTCTTGGTGAAAATCACCGAAACGGGTGAAAATCACCAGAAAATGCTTGACTGGGACGATAATGCTGGTAAAATAGGGTCATGGTGGATAAAATCACTCATTGCCCGACAATCAATAAAACAGCAGACAGGCGCAAAATTAATAAGAAATTAGGACGCGCCGGTACTAAATTGTTGTTAGATCAATGGAGCTGCGATATATGCCCACAAAGGCTAAAATGCAATAAACTCTGCCCCCCAATGGAATGGGTTGTCCGGCAGATAGAAATCGAGCCTGGAGCCGAACAGCCGGCAAATAACCCCGATTATGAGCGCAACAACAACGTTCAGTGGCCATCACCCCCTACAACCTCGGAAATAATATTTACAATGTTTTTTTTTGATCACCTAAAACAACAAGACATAGCAAAAAAGCTTTACATATCACAGCAATACGTCTCAAAAACAATCAACCAACAAAAACAAATCCTAATCAAAAACCTCCGAAAATAGGTTGTATTCGGTTGTATAGTGTATTTAATAAATAAATAGATGCTAGCACAAAGGACCGCCGGCAGGCGGACAGAAGCAGAAGGACCGGCGGCAACGCCGGAATAAAACCACGATCAGGAAACCGGCAATCATGACCGCAGAATCAATTAAAAAAAAACAAATTACACAACAACCCCGAACAAAACATCCAACTGAGCTTCAACAAAAAATCATAGAAATAAACCAATCACATCCAACACTAAATAAAAATGAAATCGCAGCAGTAGCCGGGTGCGATCATGCCCACGTAGTCCGCACACTGCAAACATACGGATTGATTAAAAAAGATGTTGATAACTACATCAGCAACCGCGCAGCAATATTCGCCGGGATGCAGCATAGACTAATTAACAGCCTCACGGAGGAGGACATTAAAAAGACGCCGGTGGGCTCCCGGGTGCTGGCCGTGGCCCAGCTCTACGACAAAGAGCGGCTGGAGCGCAACCAATCAACGGCAAACATAGCCCTCCACGGGATCTCCCCGGAGATGCAAGAGCTCTACGACAAGATCATCGGCAGGGCCAAAGTGGAGGGAGATGTGATCGACGTCACACCAGAGGCCCGGGATGAGGAGTAAAACTGGTTACATAATTCCCAGGCAACGGCTGATAATTATCAACGATTTATCATCCACAATAAAAACAATAGGTTATGATGTGTTGGTTTGGCTGATAAGAAGTATTATGTAAACAAGCAAAACACCGGTGGAGGGGAAGGCCAGAAAGGTATATGTCAAATGTGTCCATCCCCTTCCTCCGTCCACGACCAGGGTCAGGGAAACAGGTGATGATTACCAACAAGCGGATGGGCAAGGACGACGGGCAAGGAGAGGGCAGGGAGAAAAAAAAGAATGCTTATTCCAAGGGGGAGTGATAGGGGGTATGCCCCTTCAGTGGGGTGGTGGGTTACAGTGGCAATACTCCCTCACAGATTGTCTTTTACATAAAAGGTTTTGAAGTGAACATATCAGACGTAAACAATATGTACAGGGAGTTATTTAACAGCACCGGCAGGGATGATTGGTTTGAACTGACCCGTAAATTATGTCGGGAGGACTTGTATTTTTTAATTACCCGTATTTTCAAGAGAGAGGATGTTGAGAGACAGTGGTTGTTGGACAGGTGTTTTGAGGTTCAGCGGAATCCGGACGGGTATTTGGATTTATGGTTTCGTGAAGGGTATAAGTCAACGATCATCACTTATGCTTTAACGATACAGGAGATTTTAAAAGACCCCAATTTAACGATTGGTATTTTTAGTTACAATAGACCTACGGCGAAGACGTTTTTGAGACAGATTAAGCGGGAGTTTGAGATGAACACCCTTTTAAAGAGTTACTTTCCGGAGGTTTTATGGACAAATCCTCAAAGTGAGGCGCCGAAATGGTCGGAAGACGAGGGAATTGTAGTCAAGCGTTCTATCAATCCCAAGGAGTCCACAGTTGAGGCGTGGGGATTAGTTGACGGACAACCAACAGGGCGGCATTTTAAGTTACTGGTTTATGACGATGTTGTGACTTTAGATTCTGTAACCACCCCTGAAATGTGTCAGAAGACAACAAGGGCATGGGAGATGTCAATCAACCTGGCTGCGGAGGGTGGACGCAAGAGATACATTGGCACTCGATATTCCTATAACGACACCTACGGAGAAATGATGCGACGTGAGGTCGTTAAACCGAGGATTTACGCCATTTATGATTCCGAAAATAGACCAGTTTTACTTACCAAAGAGAGGATTGAGTATAAGAGGAAGGAGTTGGGGCCATACGTTTTTAGTTCGCAGATGCTTCAAAATCCTGTTGCTGATGAAGCGCAGAACTTTTCTCCGAGTTGGATACAGACATGGAGTGCACAGAACACAGATAACCTTAAAATTTACATTATTGTTGACCCTGCTTCCAAGAAAAAGAAAAATTCAGACTATACCGCCATGCACGTCATCGGATTGGGTTTTGACAAGAACTACTATATCATAGACATGATTCGCGATCGGTTGAATTTAACCGAAAGAACGCAGACGTTGTTTGGTTTACATAAAATGTATCGTCCTATGGCCGTGGGGTATGAAGAATACGGGATGCAGAGTGATATTGAACATCTTCAATACGTTATGGATCAGGAAAACTACCGATTCCCAATATTTCCCCTGGGGGGGAACGTTGGTAAAGAGGACAGAATCAGGGCTTTGGTACCTTTATTTGAGCAAAAGCGTATTTTTTTACCTCAAATGTGTATCAGGACGTGCCATGACAGAAAGACGCTGGACTTAACGAAGGTTTTTGTCGAGGAAGAATATAAGACATTCCCCGTGGGACAACACGACGATATGTTAGATGCTTTAGCCCGTATCGTTGACCACGGGAAGAAGGGTATTTTTGCCACTTTCCCTATTGAAGAACCCACAAGAGCAAAGAGATTCATGCCTTCTATTACACAGGTTGCGGATTTGGAACGCGAACAGATTTGGGAAGACGTTAAACAAGCCGAGGATATGGAGAACGCTTTATATGACTGGTGAAATAATAACTGAAATTATCATTGCAATCCCTCTTTTATTGGTTATCGCCGCACAGTGTTACTTGATTCACGATTTGAGTGAAAAGTGGGACGCTAAGGAGAAAGACCTTCTGAATCGCATCCTAGCGAAGAATTACGAAACCTTTGTGCAGGGCGAAGCAGTTATGCGTGAACCACCTAAGCCTTTGACGCCAGAGGAAATCTACGAGCAGCAGATTGAACGTGGTATCCCAGTATGAAAAAAGAGATATTTAAAGATAAAGATAGCTTGAAGTTAGCCATAGACGGATTCTTTGACGACCGCTTGGACACCTCCCGGCAAATGATGGAGCAGATCATCTCAAGAAATTTACTTTATTATATTGGGGAACAATATCTTGAGTTCGTTCCGTCAAGCGGTCAATTCAGACGGAGAATGGCAAGTTCTTTTTTGCCGACGCCTGTATCTAATGAAGTGCGTGAATACGTCCGGTCAGTAGTTGCCATGCTGATGAATCAAAAAATGGTTCCGAGGGTATGGCCTAATACCGACGAGAAAGAGGATATTCAAGCTGCCGATGCGGGTCAGGCCTTGCTTGTTTCCTTAGACCAGGCACATGATGGACGGTTCTTTGATGAGAAAGAAAAACTCGCCATTCTCTTGTGTATTGCGGGAACGGCGTTTATGCGAACCTACGCAGACGCAGAGGGAGGTATTTGGCTTCCCGATAGGTCTAAGACGGGAGACGTTGCTACCGAGTACATCCTTCCCTTCAACGTGCGCCTTGACACTCTTGGAGACAGGTTAGACCAGAAACGCTGGATCGGGATTCAGTCTTTAAAAGACAAGGAATGGGTTGAAGATACCTTTAAAACCAAAATAGAGAACAAAGACGAAGACAGGTCACAAATAGACTACCAGAGATATTTGAGCAAATTAGTCCAGTCCGTCAGTCCGTGGAAGGGCAGGCCGATTGTCGTTCAGTCCATGACCGACGAAGAAGACAACCTTGTTTTGTTCCGAGAGGTCGAGTTTGCGCCAATGAAACAATACCCACAAGGACTTTATGTTGTGTGTTGCGGTGGAAAAGTAATCAACGAACAAAAGAGACTACCTATCCAGTCCACCGGTGATGAATGGTATTACTCTTTGACCGACTTCCACTATAACAGAGTTCCGGGTAGGTTTTGGAGCGACCCTGGAGTAAATGACCTTATTTCTCCGCAGAACATTATTAACGAGATTGACCAAGCACTTGCCATTAACCGCAAGGGAATGGGACGACCGAAAGTCCTTACCCCCGGCGATGTCGGTTTGAAGAAAATCGGACTTGGCGGACATGGGTTTATCGCTTTGTCATACAACCCCATTATGGGGCAGAAACCGGAATTTAGAGAGGGGACACCTTTACCGCCTCAAGTCCTGGAGGAAAGGAAATTTCAGAAAGAACAGATGCAGGACGCTTCCGGCGACCCGAAGAACGTCTTGAGAGGCCAACAACCGTCAGCAAACGCAAGTGGTGTTCTAACCGAGGGATTGAGAGAAACAGCAGAAAGAGGACGCTACCCTGACATTGAGAGATTCAATAGATCATTATCGAGGGTCTATAAGAAACGCCTTTTAGTCGCACAGGAAGTCTTTACCGAGGAAAGACTAATAAAGACTTTAGGTCGTGGAAATAAAGTCAAGATTACCAAGTTCAAGGCTTCTGATTTACGGGGAAATACTGATGTTCGCCTGGAACTTGATTCCGGTTTGATTCAGACCAAATCCGGCCAGTCGCAGATGTTCTTGCAGATGATTCAAAACGGATTCTTTGAGGACGGGAAAATATCTCCGAACGTCCGACAGGAAATCTTACAGAGATTAGGCGTTTCGACCTTTACCGACGAGGTAAACAATGATGTTGAACGTGCCGAGATGGAGAATGTATCCGTGGCTGCCGGCGAGGTAAAAGTCATGCTTGCCGAACCGAACCCGGAAAATGGAGAGGATGAAGTCCTGAATCTTGACCCGTTGTTCAAGTATGACAACCATATTGCCCATTTTGAGGCGCATCGTAAATACATTATTTCTCCCGAATTTGCTGAATTGCCGGAACGATATCAGCAAATCCTTATTGCTCATACTGATTTGCACCAGAAGATGATTTCAGACAAACCGCCTGATATTAGAGATTATGTCCAGATTGACAAGATACTCTTACCTGGTGTATTGAAGGAAAGCGAGAGGGCGCAGGTGGTCGAGAAATATCTGGGTATTACACCGGGTGACGAACCTATTGTCGGAATTCCCGATGCGGATACTTTCATTAAGACCAAACAGAAGATAGCCTCCGAGGAACAACGGAACGATTTGAAGGATAAAGAAATAAGAGCAGACCTTTTAAAAACAGGAATGACCAATGCCATATCACTTGAAACAAGTAAAGGGCGGGGAGAAGGTAGTAAGCCCCAATCACCCAAACGGGTTCAGTAAGAAGCCTCTTTCGCACCGTGAAGCGATTATGCAGTTGAGGGCGATACTGATAAACACCAAGGGGAGAAAATGAATTTAGGTCAAGCAAAGAAAGCGGTAAAGATACAAAAGAAACTTCTTTCTCATTTTGGGACGACACAAAACCCAAAAGAAGCAGGATATATTTTAAATGATGGTTCTATGCTTGATTTAAGTGGAAGACATTATGCCTCTGGGTATGTTAATAAAAAACAAATTGCCGGTGAACCTGATTATTTACGTGGTAAACGCAATGTTGACCATAGAGAATTACCGGAAGGATTAGACTTTACGGAAGTCCAATCAAAAGGAAATGTTCTTAGGTTTTCTGATATAAATGGAGATTTGAATGTCCAATTAACAAAAGGACAAAACATAACAAACAACCAATGGAATACTTTATCTAAAATAAAACAGAGAGAAAAAGGGAAAATTTACTACGATATTAGTGACCTTTCAAAAGATGCTACATTAAGTTCCGGGGAAGCAAAATCCATTGAACATTTAAAAAATATTTCAAAGAAATATTTATCAGTTGCGACCATAGCCACAGGCGCAACGACCATGTTATCCAAAGATGCCCTTGCCGCAAAACAAAAACAGATGGCCGAAGAACAAGCCCTGCAAGATGCTTATAGTCCTGTGGACATGGTTATCGCGGGGGCTACCGGAGGGGCTACAATGGGATTGAGGGCAATATCCGCATTGGCTGACCCTGTTATCAATTACGCCATTGACAGAATGTTGGGTGACTAATGGAGAAACCTAAACAATTATTTTTATTTGCTTTTCGGCCAATATAGTTGACCGCAAGGACAAAAAAACTAAAAGGAGAATGAAAATGGAAGTTAAGGATACCGAAATCGTTGGGGCGGAACCAACAAATAAAGAAATCGAAGCACCAAAGGCAGATGTTAAACCGGATTCGCCACCGGACAAGGATGCAAAACCGGATTCATCCACCGAGCAACCGTGGCACAAAGACCCACGATTTAAAAATGAGTTGGGACTTTTAAAAGCGGCAAAGAGTCTAATGGAAAAGAACGGGTTGGAGTCCGTTGACGACTTGGTTGAACTTGCGGAAAGCGGCCAGAAAATTAAAGGCAAACAGGTTGACATAGACCGTCTTGATGAAATCCAGGCAAAGGCTGAAAAACTCGACAAATATGAAGCCTTCTGGAAAGACCAAGAAGAAAAAAAGAAACGTGAAACGGAATACCCCGAACAGACTATTGCCAGACTTGAAGACCAACTTAAAAGGAAGGACGCCGCCGACAGGCACAAAGAGGAAAGTTTAAGACAACAGGAAGCGGCTCAACAGGCTTTAAAGAATTACGACAGAGAAGTTCAATCTCTTGTGAAGGAAATGGAACTACCCAAAGAACAACAAACTTTTACTATGGAGTTTATGGGGGTCAACAATCCTTTCAACGAAATTGATATCACCGATAAGAAAGCAATCAACAGAATGGTTGCCGACCAAAAGAAGAAACTTGAGGCTTTTAAGCAGTCCGTCATTCAGGACTACATAAAAGGAAAAGGGGACATACCCAAAGTCGGTTCAACGGCGGGAGCCGCGCCGATCAAGGACAAATCAAAAATAAACAACCTGGCGGATGCCCGAAAAGCGGCCATGGGGTTGTTCGGAGGATAAAAAATGACGACTTATGCAGATACAAGTAATTTGACCGAGATTCTTAAAAATGTTTATGGTGAGGGTCTTACCAATCAGTTCAATGACGAGAAAATCACTTACAACCAGTTCCCGAAATCAGACCGGAAACCAGGGGGCAAGGGATACGTCTTCGGTCTTCGTTATGCGAGGGCGCAGGGCGTGGGTGCAAGAGGCGAGTCCGCTATTCTGCCTGATCCGTTGACCGGAAAGAAAGATCAGGGAACCATCACCCCGAAATACAACTACGGTTCTATTCGGATTACAGGCCCCGCAATCGAAATCGCAAAGGGAAATGCGGCGGCTTTTGTTGATGGTCTTGCCGATGAAATTGAAGACATTTACCAGAGCGTCATCGTTGACCTCAACCGTCAGTGTCATTGGGATGG